AGGTGCAGGAAAATTAAAGTCATCTTGTTTAATATCAAACAAAGTCTTACCTGTATTTCCTACTGGCATATCGAACCAGTTCTTTGCTACTAAAAATTTATCTACATCATCGTGCTTCCAGTTTAGGGATGCATAGATAGCAGACCTACGACTCCCTCCCTGCATAACCTTCTGACCTATAGAATTAATCATCTGCATCTTAGGTATCGGCCCAGAAGCTATACCTCCTGTACCCTTCAAGGTTTGTCCTTCAGATCTATACACAGAGTAATCCACACCTATACCACCACCTGTCATCAGGCAAGACTCAGACTTCCAAGACAGGTTAGCCCAATCTTCTCTGGTATCTTCCTCTGCTTTAAGAAGATAACAGTTGTTAAAAAATTTCTTATCTCTTCCTGCATAATAAAGATAACGTCCACCCGGAATAAATCTTAGATTAGATATATGATCTGATAAAGATTCCTTTTCATCCTTAGTCATCTTATCTTGGCAGACATCTTCAACTAGAGTACAAGCCAGTTCATGAAATGTTTCTGCACCTTCATGAGAATACTTTGTATAGAATATATCCTCACTAAACTTGGATCTGAATTGTGGATTACGATTTGATTTAAACATGCCTTCCCCTTTCCCCTATTAAATCTTTAAATAAATCTGCTTGTGCATCTTCTTCTGGATACTCTAGTTCTAAAAGCAGTTGTGCATAATGTATTACTTTTAATATGTCTTCCTTACCTTCTCCTTTTTTATTATGTCTGGTTATATATTTTACAATATTAGCTTCACATGTATTTAAATTATTGTAATGAGAATAAACTGTAGGTTGGATAGCACAGTCTTTATAGTGATCCCCTCCTACTTGTATATCAAGTGGATTTATTTTAGTAGATAAGGGAACTAAATCTTCTTCTGACATTTTCTACATCTCCTGATTGAATAACTTCATATGCAAAACTTCTTACTTTTTCTGGCTCAAGTCCAGCATAGTAACAAACAGTTTTAAATTCTTCGCAAGTCACTCCCACTGAAGCAAAAAACCAAGCATGAGCTTGATCTCGATATTGTTTAATTTCTTTAGATTCATTTTGAAGTTTAGGTTTAGTAACATCAAGCAAAGCTTGTAGGATAACAGCTAAATAAAGACTTTGTTCACTACCTTTATTAGTAATATCATACAAAGATTCTGTAGTTGATACACTAGTTAATGTCATTATATAATTGAACTGGTCTATAAAATTTACCACCTACAAAATTATTATAATAAGCTGGTTCATCAGTTCCTTCAAGTGTAGAAGTTAATACATTATATTTCATTTGATAATAACACTCATAATATCTAAGACTACGTTTGTTTTTAAATTCTGCTAATATTTTAAACTTAAAATTTTTTTTACCAACTTTCTTTATGTCTTCTAATAAATGTTTAGAAGATCCCATGTAAGTTTCCCAATTAGATTGAGATTTCTTTTTACCTTTTTTATAATTAAAGTATTGCTTACATCCTATGTAAGCTTTACCTGTTTTATTATTTGTAATACAATATACAAATCCAAATTGAGTTAGGTCTGGTTTGCTTTTACATTCCCAATGCATTACCAATTAACTACTTCAGGGACATCAGGTTCTTTGCCAACTTGCACCAAGTATCTTTTACCTTTTGCATATTCAAAGACACGTATTCCCCTTCCTTGGTTAACATCCGACCAACATTCCTTTTTGTGACCACAATAAACACAACCAAAGGGAAGTTTAAGATTACCAGACTTGCCATCAGGTACAGGAGTATAGCACCTATCAGGGATATTACCATTAGTAACCATTCCTTTAAGAAATTTAACCCTTGCACCAGCATTAATCATCTCCATTGAATGTACAGGAGTTAAGCATATCTCTCCAGTGGACTTATCTATAGCTAGGAAAGCTGCTTCATCTACTCCATTAGCTTCAGCATAAGCTGAGATTTGAGCTATGTATCCGAAGGGATCATCCTCCAATAAATTATTATTTTTAAACTTTTGAAAGCTGGCAGTTGAAGCACTCTTACAATCAACAAGAACATCATCTATCATAGAATCCTGATGACCTACAATACCTTCAACCTCTACTTCTTTCTGCTGATCAGTTACTTTATGACCAGCTATCGAGGCACATAACAATAACAATTCTTCAAGAATATATCCATATAAAAATTTAATTCTTGTACTTGGTTTGAGAGGAATAGCATCCTTCTTAGTATTAACATCATACCATAACTGCCTGTCAGGTTTACCAATAGCAGACAATCTTAGATTACCATAGTCTCTTGGTTTCTCATAAAGAAACTCTTTTATGTGAACCTTCAGCATGTTTCCAAAATTATCTATATGTTTATCTACTTCTTCTTCCTTCATCTTAATAGGATCAAGAGAAAATAAACTATAAATATCTTTAACTAATGTATCTATTTTTTTCATCATAAAAAATGGGGATGAATAACGACTTTTGTTACTCACCCCCAAGTCTCCTTTAGGGTTTAAGACGCAAAAGCTAAATCATTTGCTTCTTCATTAGTGTAGCCTCCTTTGACCACATCAAATTCATCAACATTATATTCTACTAAGTCTACTACTTGTACAGCATTGAGATAGCCTTTAACCCCTCCTCCATACTGCGTGTATGCTACAGGATTATAACTCGCATTAACCTTTGAGCCATTTCCCACACGTTTATTAGTTGGAAAAGGATTACGTTCAGAATCTTTTACAGATATAGAACGATTAGAACCATCTCTTGTTCGGGCATACTGTTTCAGGGTAACGAAGTCTCCCCTTTCATCGCCCTTATTTTTAATCGTAAGGCCATCACTCTCTGCAATCTTTTTATTCTTGGCAGTAAGATTACAAATTTCTATACTCCATTCACCATCGGGATTGAATTTTGTATTTGGAGTAATGATATGCGCCCAATAAGCTTCACCTGAAATAACACTCATAATTAAATTCCTTTCATTAGATAATAACATTAAGATAATAACATAGTAATTTAAATTAGTATAAATTTTTCTTTGAAGATAACCTCCTTTAATTATTAATACATCTATTATATCATGGATATAAATAAGCGTCAAGCACTTTTTTAATTTATTTGAATTAAATTAGCTTTTTCTTTTGGTACATGAAAGAAGGGTTCTTTTAAATGTGGTGAACCAATTCTACTTGAGTTTTGAATTGTCCCTATAGGAGAAGAACTTACAGTATCTCCATCTATAAACCAAGCTTGAGAACAATCAGTATTGAAGACAACAAATATTAAATCATGATCTTTATATTCTTCCTTCCACTTTTTGATTAGTCTTTTCTTTCTATCTGGTATCCTAACTTCCTTCCAGAATGGAGGCCAACTATCTCCCCATTGATTCTTAATCTCAACTTCAAAAAAATAATTCTTATCTTTTCTAGCAGCTACATCAAAAAAATAATCTTCTCTTGGTACTATATCTTTATAACCATTTTTATTTAGATACTCTACTATAGCATCCTTGGCACGTTGATCATTAGAATCATAAGATGATTTATCAAACTGTCTATTGTTGTGTCTCATTAGTGTGTTTCCTTCCATGTTGTACCAGCTTTATACTCACAATCTAGAGGACATCTCATCCCTAGTGTGCTTGTTGTTTCTATCATGGCATCCTTGGTTATCTGTCCAAATCTTTCCACATCTTTCTTGGCTACCTCAAATTGGTATTCATCATGTACTGAGGCAACTAACTTGACATCTACTCCTGCCTTCCTGATACGTTCATCCATATGAACAAGCCATTGCTTACATATGATAGCTCCTGCTCCCTGAAGAAGGGTGTTAAGGCTGGCATGAGGTGATCTGATATGTAGTCTCCTTCCATCCAGAGCTTTGATTGTTCCTGTTTTAGCAGCTTCGGTAACATTATCTCTTAATGTTTTAAGCTTTGGCATATTAGATAGGAACTTACTGGTTAGTTGTTGCCCTACTCTGGCATTACCTCCTACTACCTTACCAATCTTGGCTGGTCCTGCTCCATAGAGAAAGGCATAGATGAAAGTTTTTGCTTGATCTCTATCTGTTAATCCAGCAGCCTTCATGTTAGCTGTGTGTACATCACCTGTAAGAACCTCTCTGGTGAACTTGGGATCATTCATGTAGTGAGCCAGACAACGTAGCTCCAGACTGCTGGCATCAGTCCCTACAAGCACATGAGTATCGGGATTAGATACCGTCCATAGCTCTCGACATTCCTTACCATAAGGGCTATAGGTAGCTGGTACTTGAGCCATGTTAGGACTGTTATGGGCCATCCTACCAGTGACAGTACGTAGGGTCATGACTCTACCTCGTACTCGACCATCCTCCTCACACTCTTGTATCCAAGACTTGAGTAGTCCAGTACGTTTCTGTAACAGAAAGTATCGACTAAACATCTGTGCTTCTGGCATCTTTAACTTGGAAAGTATTTCTTCTGATACAATTACATTACCCTTTTCAGTCTTATGAGTAGGCTTCCACCCTCTATCAATCAGACGTTCTGCTATTTGTTTTCTACTGGCAATGTTAAACGGTATGTACTTAGTTTTAGTTTTCATGATAACTTCTGTTGGCTCAAACATATCTTCAGCCTTACGTTCTAGTTGATGTTGTTCATCCTCTAGTTTAGATAGAAACATCATAGCTTCTTTAATATTAAAAGCAAATCCATTTATCTCTTGCTGATCTACTATTGCTCTGACTTTTCTTTCGAGTTCATAGGATCTCTGTGAAAAGTTCTTGCCCTCAACTGATAAAGTATTAGCCAATCGTCCAGTAATTTCTGTATCCCTCTTACAATAA